AGTTGAAGAATAAGCATAATCATAAATACCTTTTGCAATAATTAATCCGTCATATCTAATTCTTAATCTTTCGTAATTCTGCGCACCACCTGAAGCACCATTAAATGTGGTATAGAACATAATATTACGATTTTCTGTTGTATTACTAATACCCGCTAAAATTCTTATATCACTACCTATTGTTCCAATATATCCATCATATTGGTCATAAGTTCCAATTTGCATATTTGGATAATTGCCCAATCCTTGAAATGTCAATTGAGGAACAAAATTACTTCCAACAGGTGGTCTATATAAATTTAATACAGAACTATTTTGAATAACAGTTGTATTAATTCCAATTTGACCACCACTACTAATGCGCATTCTTTCAGTAAGACTATTACCTACTGCACCAACACTTTTATTTGCAAAAATTATATTTGCGCCATAGTTTGAATCTGTTGCATAAATACTTGCTTGTGCAGGATTTGAAGCAACTTCACCATCAGTCATAGAAGGTGAAAAATTAATTCCAACTTGTGTGCTTCCGCCAGATGGGGAAGCTATATTTTGAAATACATTTCCTGTTGAATATAACATTAATCTACCCGTTCCATTATTTGTTCCTATTGAAACATTACCACCATTAAAAAAAGAACCACCACTTGAGCCAATTAATACAGTTTCAGTTCCTGATGAATTAGCTAAATAAATTGAAGTATTATTTGCGCCTGTATTATATACTCCACCACCATAACCGCCAAGTCCATTTCTAAAATAATAACTAAATGTTGAAACTCCTGACGCTTGTACATCTAATTTTGCACCCATTGTAGTCGTTCCGATTCCAACATTACCACCAAAAGGATTAATTAATAAAGGTGAAGCTTGGTTTGAACTATAACAAGTTTGTATATATGATAAATTTGAACCCGCATAACCCATTGAAATACCAACGCTTGAACCCTGTTGTACATTTATTCTAAATCTTGAATTATCATAAGCGGTTTGTAAATTTGTTGCACCTGTTGCATCTAATGCTGAAATATGTAATAAACCAACAGGAGTATTTTCATTTATAGAAATTCTTGTTGTAAAACTTGCGGTTGTACCACTTAATGCAGTTGCTAAACTAATTGCACCTGTTGAACGTGTAATTGTTAAAGGTGTATCAATTAATGAACCTGCGTCTGAATATCGTCTAATAAAAAAGTTCCCACCTGCATTTGAACCTGATTCTGTGCCTGAAACTTCTAAGTTAATTCGCGCACTATTATCTGAACGAAATGAAATACTTTTTGCAACAGAAACGTTTGCGTCTAAGTTAGCAATCAATGCACTTGCACCGCCGTCAATATGTAGTTTGGTTGTTGGGTTTGCAATACCTATTCCAAATTCCCCTGTTTGTAAAACTGAAACTAATTCGCTTGTTGTTGCTTCGTTGTAAATTCTAAATCTATGGTCAGACTGAACATTACCAATTGACCATTTATTAGAACCTGCACTTGCAAAACCTAAAAATGCGTTATTAGTTGAAGTTCCGTTAATTCTTCCAATAATGCCTGAACCGAAAACGTCCAAAGCAGTTGTTGGCGAATTGGTGTTAATTCCTAATCTATTATTAGTATCGTCAAAAAATAAGTTTGCGTTGTCTTGCGTTAAAGCGCCTGAAGTTCCGATAAAAGGAACTGAACCTTGCGTTAATGCAGTCGTAATTGTAAGAGTAGCTACTGATCCAACCAATGATATTGTTCCATCAAATCCATTCGCATCACTAAATACCAATGAAGTTACAATGTTCGGTGAAAGTTCTGCATACGCATTTAAACTTGTATCCCAACGATATAAAATATTTGTATCAGTTGCTATATAAATTGTATCAGCAACACCTACTAAAGGGAAAGATGCAAGACTTGGATATTCTTCAACTGTTCCCGTAAATAAAGACGCCATTTGTGAAAGCGTAATCTTTTTACTTATCCCTGTCGTAGGATCACCTATGATTGTTAAATCAGAAAGCGCGGGCGTTAATTCCGTTGCTAATTGGTTTATTTTTTTTGATTCCATTAATAATTATAATTTGAAGGTACTTGACACCTATTGTTAATAAAAGGAACGCTTAGAGTAGCATCTAATTTTACACCTGCTAATAAATCAGGATCTTCTTCAGTATAAAATGTAACAGGTAAATTTTGACTTAATGTCCAAGTTACAATAGAATAATCTTCAGGGTATCTTAATTGAGCAACTATATCACCTGCCACCTGTGTCATATCTGATAAAACTTCTGTTTCATTAGTTTCTTCCATTAGCATACGATCCATAAAATAAAGACTAAAAGAATAAGCTATTTCTTTAGCGCCAACATTTGCACCGGTTAAGGTAAAAAACATTGCAGGATAAGTAACCTCACCATTGCTTAATCTTTCCCAAACATCCCCGAAATAAACATAATTAATTTGCTCGTGGGCGTTGCCTATCGTTGTTAGTTCTTTGACTATTTGGTTTAATGTCATTCTTTTTTGCTTTTTCCAAATAAACTTTTAGTTTAGTTTGGTTTTTAATTGTTACTTGTTTACTCATATTTAGCAGCAACCGATATTACCTTGATACCTTTCTTCAAATGTTTTTTTGTTTTTGCCTTCATAGTCATCATTACAACAGGCATCACCTAACCACATTGAAACCGTGTACCCTTCATTATCCGGCTTGATTGAATCAATGCCAGAACCAAAATTTAGATAATTAGGATATGAAGAATTATTTTGTTTTAGATACTTGATAAGTCTTTGCTTATAAAATTCTGCTCTTGCTCTGTATCTATTTGCAACGTCAATCATATCCTGCATAGACGGATTTTCTTGATTCTCACCCGATTTTCTAATCAAACCTTTATTATAGAATTGATAAGATAATCCTTGTGGTAATTCAGACATTACAAAATAGATCAAACAATCTACGATATAATCATCTAATAAAGTAGTTTGTAATTGAGTATAAGTTGCAGTATCAACCGCAGTCTGTAATTCATTATAAAGCGCTGATCCTAAAGCAGGCAAAATATACATATCTTGCGCCGTCTTAATTTCAGGCAAAACTAATTTTTCGTCTACGTTTGCGTGCAATCCTGTTCTGTCCTTGATTGATTGAACTGATATAAATAATGTGTTCTTACTCATTCTATTTTCTTGTTACTATGTTTGAAATCCATTCGTGCCTACAACTTGGTGAATGATTGCCGTCCGGTTCTGTGTACCAACCGCCACCACGATCAAATACAGAATAACCTAATCGCGCACTAATTGTTTCTATTTCTGAACGGCTATACATTTTCCCTGCCTCTAATAAATATTTACAAAAAGGTCTGCTTGTATCTATATCCGCTTTACTAAAACCTTCTTTCCATTCATAAGAATATCTAATTAACAACTCCTTTGTTGTAGGCTTAATCTTTACTAAAAGATCACCTAAAGGCGCAGTTAAAATATGCTCTGTAATTATATTCTCATCATATCCTTCGCCGATTGAATATTCTTTCACTTCAACATATCCATTTTCGACTAAAGTTTTTATAACTTGATTAATTGTTTCTATACTTTGATCAAGTGAAACGGCTAAAACTTCAGGCGTTATTCTTTTATCTTTAGACATCAAATCAAGTACATTGGCTTGTAATTGGTTTACCTCTGCAAACATTTGATGCTCTGAATCGTCATTAAAGCGCTTTCTTTGCTTCCAAACATTAAAACCATCCTTAGCCTCACCAAATTCAAAAAACACGCTAAAATCGTCTTTAAATTGCGCAGATTGAACCACAGGAACAGAATCTTCAACAGGCTCATATTTAGACATATCAATCCCCGCCTTTTCAAGTAACCATTCTTTTGGCGCAATTTCCTTTAATAAATTTTCAGTAAACTCAAACCCGATAGGTTCTGTTGGAATGATACTTAATTCAGGTTCTGCAATTCCTCTATATTTAGCTAACATATTGAATACACTTTCAAGGTGCATCTGCTTGCTATTTACATAGGTATTTTTAAATATTTCATAACCATCACGCATTTCGGAACGGCTGCCTAATTTTCCCGCCTCTGCAATACCGAAGATTGACGGCGTAGTAATTTGATGACCGCTAAATATATTAGTTTGAATCAAAGAATCCACGCGACCAAAATCTTCTTTTGTAATATCTGAAGTTCCTAAATCGTCAACTATTGGTTTTCTCGCGCTATCATTTACGAAAGCTAAAATAAACTTTTTGCCATCTGATCCGCTAAATCTATTTGTGAAACGCTTTTCAATATTACGCTTTTCTTCATCTGAAGGTTCGCCATTCGGCAAAGTAATTAATTTACTTGCACTGAATCCTGTTTGAGCATTACCTAAAACGTGCTTAGAAACCTCAATATCTGATTCAATATAATTAAGCGCACCAAAATAACCCGGCAATGAATAATAACCCATATTTGGGCGGTATTCTTTTACATAAAGTATCTGCTTGCCAACAGGATTAGAAGGATTAAAAGCGCCGTAAACCATAGGCTTTTCGTTTCTATCACTCCATTCTTCTTTATACCAAAATTGTGTATTGTCTTTATTAGTACGAACTTTTGTATAATCACAATGCCAAATTTCAGCTAATTGCTTAGTAACTGACCAAATGATTTCTAAATAATAGCCGCCAAATAATTCAGCATCTAAAGATACTTTGCGCGTTAGATCTTCAAGGCTTTCCATTCTATTAACCTTTTTTATAAAGGTTTCTGCTTCAGGGCTGCCTTTCCATCCGTTTGCGCTAATATAATGCACCTTGCTTTTTATAATAGCGTTATGCTTTGCTGACTTATTGAAAAGGTCAACTAAATAATTAGGATAATCGTTGCGGTCGCCATACTGAATATATCCTTCACCCTTCTTTTCTTTAAATTCAGGCTGCTTAGCTTCCGCGAATGTTAATACTCTTAAATCCATTATTGTCTTATTTTATAAGTGTCTGTTGTTGTATATTCAGTAAACTCAAAAGGCGTACCGACTAATTCCATTATTCCTGATTCGATCATATTTAATCCCGCAGGATTTGTATTCGTAGTGCTTGCCTGTTCGTAAACTTCATAATCATATTGACCATTTAAAGAACTACCAAAATTAGTATTTGTAACAATGCTAAATTCATTATATCTATCTTTATATAAACTTATATCAGTAGCATTTAATTTAACAAACTTAACCTCTGTATTTGCGCTTCTATTAGTGAATACAAATAAATAGTTAGGATTAGTCAATAATTGCTTTTCTGTTAAGGTTAAAATAATATTTTGGGTTTGTCCCTTTGTTAGCCTGATCATATAACTATATAGCTAAAATAGTAATTTGTTGCATATAGGGGACAAATAGTCCCAATTTGTGCGTTTTATAACACTTTATTGTACGAAAAAATGTAAAATTTTGCCTTTACTTTGTTAGATTAAAAGTCAACTTTTACCTTTACTTTTGCATGAAATTTTCTAAAAAATCATGCAACTTTTGTCACGTATTTATATAAAATTGTGACATAAAAAAACCGCCGAACCAATTAAGGAACGGCGGCAAACCTATAAACCTATGAAAAACAAAGTTGTTAAGAACCCGGTGTTTCTAAAGCTAAGGCAATAACTGAAGTAACGCTTGGTGCTAATGCAGGCTCTGAACCTGTAAAAGTTAAAGTGAAACCACTTCTATCTCCTTGCGCAGTACCTGTTGAAGCTGCATTTGCAGTCAAATCAATACCACGTGTTTTTCCTAAATACCAATATAGACCATTGCTATCTTTTACAACAGCAACTAAGCTATTTTGTGCTAACAAAAGTAATTCATTTCTTGTGTTAGTTTGTAGTTTGTTTAAAACTATCTGTAATTCCTGACCATAGAACACCGTTCCGTTTGCTACGGATGCAGTCATTGTTTGATTAAACATTGAAGTATCTTTCACTAAAGCATATTTCCAAAAACGTTTTCCCGCAGCCTTAGTCAAAGCAGTAATTACACCACTTGCTTCAGTTGTAGAAGTTACGTTTGCAGCTTCAGTAAAATAAACCTCAACGATTCCACCTAAACTATCACGGCAGTCTAAAGTGTATCCTTGTGTTAATGCGCACGCCATTGTTAATTAATTTAATATTTTTTTAAAAAAGGGGTGTATATTTCAACACCCCGTATAATTATGCTAAGATAAACTTAACGATCTCATCAGGGAACGCTACGTTTACACCCATTTTGAACTCAGATACAAAACGAACTTGATCAGCTTCTTTTGCATAGAAAATTTCAAACTTTTCTTCTTCGTTCAATAAATCTGTTCCTAAGAACATATTGCTTAAACGCATTGCATAAACTTTATTTGTTCCGTTTAAACCTTGTAAAGCTACAACTTTAATAGAAGTACCCGGCAAGATAAATTCGCTATCAGCTTTCACATCAATTGAATAATGGAATTGGTTAGCGTTCTTTAATGCAATTGTGTAAGTTCTGAAAACATCTTGACCACAGAAGATAGTCATATCATCAGCAGCAACTACTTGCGCAGGGATTGCAGAATATACACCATCAAAAATGCTGATTACGTTTGCAGCAGTAATTGTACTCAAAGGTGCACCACTAATATAAGTAGAAGCGTTTGCAGCTACAACACCTGAAGCAGCACCGATCAATTTAACTAAACCATCGAACTTGTTCAAGTTTACATTTACACTTGAAGTATCACCCTGCCATAAAGCAGTTTCTAATTGAGAAGCAATTGTCTTCGCTTTCTTATCAGCAAATTCTTGCTCAAAAGGAATAGAATCATACATTGATCCTGTTGGTAATGCTTTTTGTAAATACTTAGCTTCTAAGTCTTTAGGACAAAGTGCTTCATTTACTTTAATTTTTCCAACTGTTACTGTTCTTTGAGTAAAAGTTGTTGAACCAGATGCAGTAAAACCGCAAGATCCACCTGCTTGGAAGATCGCGTCTGTGTCCATAATGTTGATAGTTTCAGCGCTCTTTACGCCAACCATCACGTTACCTGCACTCTTGATTAAAGATGCAGTCTTTGCGCCTAATACAGAATCAGTTACCAATAAGGCTTCGTTTTGCTCTGTATATGCAGCTAATGCGTCTACGTTAAATGCCATTTTTATTAATTTTTAGTGTTTAAAATTGCTTGTCTATATTTTTCTAATCTTTGCCCTTTAATATCACTTGTATTTACAAATGAATTAAAACTATTTGGCTTTTGAATCGGATCTTCGCTTGGTGTATTTGAAAGTGCTTCGATTAATTCAGCTACTTGTGCAAATCCTTGCTTAACCTTTGATTCTAATTCCAAAACTTTTGCATCAGATGCATTTTTAGCTTCAACTAATTCAGCAATTTTTGCTTCAAATTGTTCTGCCATTTCTGCCATCTTTTTGTCTTCTTCTTTTTTAGCTTCAACCTCTGTATCCACTTCGGGTGTTGCTTCTACTTGCTTACTTTCGATTTCTACGATTATGCCGTTTTCATCTAAAGTAATTTCTGTGCCGTCCATTAGTTCGTGATCCCCCGCAGGTGCAGGTGTGCCATCAGCTAACATAACAGAACCGCCAATTTCTAAAGCTGAAATTTCAACCTTAGTTCCATCCATTAAAGAATATTCAGCCATTTCAACTTTAGTTTCATCAACTTTAGTTTCTTCAGCTTTCACTTCCTCAACAGGCGCAGCGTTGTCCTCAAACAAAGCCTTAATTTTTAAAATTGCTTCCTGTGCGTTCATACTTTTTTTATTATATAGTTAAAAAATGAAATGTTTATCACTTAACTTGTGACAATATTTTTTTAATAGCATCTACCATTGATTCAATCTTATTAACTTCTTTAGGTTTATAATTAAATAACCCTTCAACGCTGAATCCCATAATATCACCATTCTTTACTTTTGCCCACGCTTCATCATTATCTACGATCATTGAACCAAACCAACTTCCAACCGGTGCATCTTCAAAACCTTTCATTGGCATAATACCACGCGAAGGATCAG